AGCCGGGGCGGTCTCGACCGCCGTGGTGGTGGGCTCGGTCACGACCGGCTCCTCCGTTTCGGTGTGGGGGTCGGCGGCCGGGTCGGGCGCCGCGGTGGTGGTTTCGGGGGCGGCGTGCTCGCCGGAGTCCGGGGTTCCCTCGGCCGGGTCTTCGGCTTCGGCCAGCTCGGGACCGTCGGGGGTGCTCTCCAGCCGCTCGGCAGCGGTCTCGCCCATGGAGCCATCGGTGTCCTCCGCGTCGGCGCCGGGGACGTCCATGTCGCCGTCCATGTCCGGGTCGATGGCGGTCAGGCAGGCCACGGCGCCAGCCATCGCGGCCTTGCCGATCAGGTCGAGGTCAGCGGGGTCGACGCAGTAGGAGGAGACGGAGATGTTGATCGGACCGTTGGACAGCGAGATGCAGAAGCTGCCGCGCTCGCGGTCGTCCAGGTAGTGCTCGGCGAGCTGCTCGGTCTCGGTGACGACGCCGATGCGGTCGATGAGCCAGCCCTCGTCGGTGGAGATCTCCACGCCGAAGCGCTTCAGCGCCGACTTGATCCGCTGCTTGATCCGCTTGAGCTGCGGGCCGGTGTAGGGCTTGGCGTTGTCGGCCTGGTGGATGTACGACCAGGCGGCCTTGGCCTGGGCCTTGGTGTCCAGGGCGTAGCGCTTGGCCTTGTCCGGCTGGTAGCCGGGGTCGGCGTACGTCGACGCCTTGGTCTGCGGCGCCGCGGCGGCGCCGGACTTCAGGGGCGCGGCAGCCTCCTGGATCTGCGAGGTCACCAGTGCCTCCTGGACGGATTCGTAGATCAGGGCCCGGCCGTCAGATTCGGCGAGGCGCTTGACGTTGTCGATGACGGCGCCGGCGACGCCGGGCTTCCGTGTGAAGTCCAGACCGTCGAGTTCGAGGTCGTCGGCGGTCTCGACGGGCTGGCCGTCGTGCAGCTCTTGGCGCGGCTGGCCCATCCAGGCGCCGCGGATCGAGGTGTTCCGCAGGAACGGGTCTCCGCCGTCAGTGTCGATCAGGCCGGCGATGGTGTGGCCGTGCGTGGTGTCTGCGATGTCCGCGCTGAAGCGCGCGGAGCCGTCCTCGGCCAACGTCATGCCGGTGAGCCGGCCGACGATGTGGGTGGAGTCGTCCTCGGCCGCGTGGTGGGTGAGCATCGTCATCGGCGCGGAGCCGTCGGCGATGCGGGCCTGGGCCCGGGCAACGGCCTTGGCGATGGCCTCGCGGGTGTAGAGCCGGCCGTTGCGGCTGACGCCGGGGACCAGCGCGGTGCCGGTGATGGTCGCGATGCGCTTAGCCACGGCGGCCTCCTCGCGGGGTCTGGAGGACGGCTCGGGCGTGTGCCTTGGCGATCGCGTCCTTGGCGATGTCGGCGACGGCGGCGCGCACCTGCCGGTCGGAGCGGATCAGCTGGATCAGGAGGTCGCGCAGGCCTTCGTCGTCCGCGTCGGGGTTGGTGTCGGCCAGCGCGGAGGCGGCCCGCACTCGGCGGGGGGTGTGCATGTCAGCTCGACACGCCGATCAGCGCGGTGACGGTCGGTGAGGTGCCGCCGGTCAGGGTGGTGAGGTTCGCGCGGACGTACCGGGCCGGGGTGTTGGACGCGGTCGCCACCGCGGTGCCCGAGGTGTTCGACGTGGCCGACCCCAGGGAGTACCAGTTCGTGCCGTCCAGGGAGCCCTGCAGCTGGACCCCGCAGCCGGACGGGCCGCCGGCGACGGTGACCGCCATGCTGAAGTTCCCGTGGCAGACGCCCAGGTCGTAGGGTGTGCCCCCGCCGGTGGCGGCGGCGGCGGCCAGAGAGCTCAGCGGCAGAAGGCCGGCGCCGACGGACAGCTTGCCGTAGACCGGCGCCGGCGAGGCGCCGACCGCCGTGGCCAGCGAACTGGCGCCCGTGACGGTGGATGCGATCGGGTAGCCGTTGTCGTCGTAGTTGGTGGAGATGCCGTTCTTGGCCATGGCGGCCGCCTTTCGAGGTCAGTGAGGGTGCGGGCCGGGAGGCGGCCGGGCGGTGGGGATCAGCGGCCGTACAGCGAGACGACCGTGCCGGTGAAGGTCGGGGTGGCGGTGCCGCCGACGGTCCAGGAGATGCGGCCGTACTCGGGCAGCACTACCGGCATCAGGCCGGTGCCCGACGGCAGATGCAGGCCGGCCGAGCCCGATGCGGACCCTGCGCCGGTGAGCTGCGGGGTCGCGTGGAGGATCTGGGTGAGCCAGTTCCCGGCGGCGTCCTGCAGGTCCAGGTAGACGTCCAGGGTCGGGTTGGTGCCGGTGGCCGCGGTAACGGAGACTGCCAGCCACAGGGAGTTGACGTACCGCAGGTCGATCGGGGTATTGCCGGAGTTTCCGCTGGCTGCCAGGGTCGTGCCGGGGTTGCTCCGGTTCGACCACAGGAGCTTCGCGGACGGGGTCGAGTGCACGGGTGCTCCAGGGTGTGGCGTGTGGTCAGGCAGCGAAGGCGTCTTGGTACGCGCCGGGGATGTTGATCTCGGCGGTCGGGACGCAGCGGCAGCGGGGGTGCGCGGGCATCGGCGGGAAGTCCTCGACCGGCCAGGGCGAGGCGGCCTCGTTGGCGTCGCACACCGGGCAGACCCTGGTGTCTCCCGCTGTCAGCCAGGAGACGCGGGTCACGCCTTCGGTGCGGTACAGGCTCAGCGCGCCCTGGGCCATGGCGGTGTTCAGGGCCCAGTCGACGACGAAGGAGACGGCCTCGACGGTCGCGCCGTCCAGGATCTCGACAGCGCCGGCGAGCATCTCCTCGTAGGAGGCCCCCGCCTCGGCGGCGTCGGCCAGCGCACGGCCGAGGTCGCCGGTGGCTCGGTCGAGCATCTTGCCGAGCCAGCCGTCCGCTTCCCCCCACAGGTCTTCGAGGTTCGCGAGCTGCTCGTAGGCGTGGGTGAACGCGATGTCGAAGTCCAGGCCGACGATGCCGAGGCGCTCGGCGGCTTGGGCGACGGCGCCGACGACGCCTTCGGCGCGCCCGACGGCGACGGCGTTGCGTAGCGCCGTGCGGATCTTGGCCCAGGCATCGCCGTACGGCAGCATCCCGAGCAGGATCTTCACGCTCCGGACCGCGCGCGCCCAGATGCCCTGGTCGCGGCCTTCGGCGATGCCGTCGGTCAGGCTCTTGCGGAAGTCGCGGACCATGTCGGCGATGGCCTGGCGGGTGAAGCCGCCGCGCCACGCGTCGGCCACGAGCTCCGTCTGCTCGGCGGCGAGCTGGTCCCGCCGGTCGAAGATTAGGGCCCAGGTGCCTTCCAGGGAGCCGAGCTTGAGCGTGACCTCGAGGATCTGTGGCTCGTCGGCGTGCTCGCAGGCCAGCGCGACCGCGGCGCGGCAGCCGGCCCGGGTGCGGGCGTTGATCGGGCCGCCGGAGCGTGCGAGGCCGGCGGCGTAGGCGTGGCGGGCGTACGGCGCGATTGGATGCACCGCAGCCCCCCGTCAGCCGATGATCTTCGGGATGAGGGCTTGGACATCCTGGGCCCGCAGCGGGTGTCCCGGGCCGTTTTCGGGTTCCTCGGCGACGTCGGGATTCCCGTCGTCGTCGTCGCCGTCGGTGTCGGCCGGGTCGGTCACGCGGCTTCCTCAGGGTCGTCGTCGGGCAGGCTGATCAGGGCCTCGCGCAGGCGGCGGCGGTACCGCTTCGCCCAGCTTTCTTTGGTCTCTGGGTTTTCATCAGAGCCCGGATCGTCCTCCCCGTCGCGTGGTGGCCCGGCTTCGGCGTCGGCGCCGGACTTCGGGGCTGGCGTGGGGGCCGGGGTCTTGCTGGCGACCGTGGCCGTGCTCATGGCCTTCATGTCGGACCACAGGACGACGTTCTGGCGGTCGACGAGGATGGGTTCGTTGCCGCCGTCGACCGGCGGTTCGCCGATCTCGGTCCGGTACCGGTTGAGGGTCCAGGAGCCGTTGCGCAGGCGGGTGTCGCGGATGTCCTCGATCGTCTTGGAGTCACGGAGGTCGACCTCGCCGAATTTGAGGCACCAGTCGGTGATGCCGAAGCCGACGCGCACGATGTGGTAGTTGATCTTCTCCAGGACCAGCTGAGCGATCGGGTCGCAGGTGTTGACGTGGAAGGTCTTCATCTGGGACTCGCCGGTACCCGAGCCGAGGTGCCCGGACTCGATCACGCTGGCCATCGCCGGCGGGACGCCGAGCGCGGCGAGGATCTCGTCACGCTTCTGGTCCAGCCAGGTCTCGACGTCCGTGATGCGGCCGGGCTGGAGCTCGGTGACCCGGCCGCCGTTCTTCGTCGGGATCGGCGCGCCGATGTTCCGCGCGCCGATGTTCCGCTGCGAGTACCGGGCCATCCAGCGGTTGATCTCCGCGGTCGGCATGCCGGCCGGGAAGTCGACGTGGACGGTCGGCGGCAGTCCCTTGCGGAACATCTCCTTGCCGGTCGCGGCGGCGAACAGCCAGGCGGTGATGGGCACTTGGGCGGCGAGCAGCGGTGACACTCCGAAGACGCCGCTCCGCGGGGCGTCCATCGAAATGTGGATCACCTCGCGCGGCTTGAACGTCGCGCGCTGCCCGAAGTCGGTGATCTGGACGTAGCCGGTGATCGTGCCGTGCTCGTCGGCCTTGGGGTACATCGTCGGGGCGTCGAGGGAGTACAGCGAGACCGGGAGGTTGCCGACCCAGACGACCTCGATGTAGGCGTCGCCGAAAACCATCAGGTCGGTGATGACGCCGCGCATCAGCTGCCGGATGTCCTCGCGTTCGTTGGTGAACGCCAGGAGCCGCTCCAGCGCGAGGACCTGGGCCGGCTTGTCGGGGATCTCCTGGTCGCCCTCGCCGGTATCGCCGTTCCAGTCGGTGACCAGGCCGCCGGCGGTGATGGTGCGGGCAACCGCGTTGACGCCGGAAAAGGCCCAGGGGCAGGAGATGTAGCTGTCGTACAGTTCCGTCAGGACCGACTTGCGGTCGGACTGGGTGGAGGCGCCGACCGCCTGGTTGTACTCGGAGATGCCGCCGGGCGGGATGCCGTACTCGAAGCCGGACCGCTCGGGGGTCTTCGGCGCCAGGCCGGCGGCCGGCGCGGCCTCGGTGACGTCGTAGCGGGACCGCCACGGGCGCATCCAGGAGGGCAGTGCCACCGGCCCTCCTCGGGGTTCAGGTCAGGACCAGGGCGAGTCGGTGGTAACGGCGCCGGGCCGGGCGGTGGGGGTGTCGTCGTCGAACCAGTTGCCGTGGTCGGGCGGCGTGGGGACGGCGAAATGGCCGAGGAGGGTGTATGAGGTGTGGCCGAGTGGTTCTTCCGGCGGGGCGTCGAGGATCGGGAACTCCGGGCCTCCGCCGATGCCCATCAGGAGGTAGCGGGCGGCGTCGTACCAGTGGTCGGGGGCGTCGGTGTTGACGTCCTCGGGCCGTTTCGGGTCGCGTGGGAGGTCGGCCATGGTGGTCAGGAGCTTGGGGCAGGCTCCGTCGACGACGTGCAGCATCGGGCATGTCGCCCAGCCCATGGCGCGGTGGTGTGCGCAGGCCGGCGCTTCCTGCAGGTAGGTGTGCAGGCGGGCCTTGCCGCCGAGGCGGTCGTTGTCGCCGCGGCTCAGCGCGAGGCCTTCGGTGGCCATCTTGTCGGCGGGCGGCAGCGAGGATCCGGTCTTGCCCCACATCGCGGGGTCCGCGGACACCAGCGCGATCCTCAGGCCGCGGTTGGCTTCCAGGATCTGCCGGGCCTGCTCGACCTCGGGGGTCTGGACCATGGTGATCTCGCGGTAGAACCACATGCGGCCGTCGGCGTCGCGTGCGGCGGCGAGGTAGACGGCCGGGGCGGCCCAGCCGTAGTCCATGCCGCCGTAGCGGATCCACTCGTCGGGGACGGTGAAGGGCGGGACCGTGATGCGGTCGCGCTTCCAGTCGGGGAAGGCGGCGTCGGGCATGGCCGACCAGTCTCCGTCCCTGATCCGGGCCCGCAGGTCGGGGTCTGCGATGCCGGCGAGGGTCTTGGAGTAGTCGCCGACGTGGGGGTTGTCGGTCGCCTTGGCCGGGATGAAGATCCGGCGGCGTCCGGCCTCGTCGATGATCTCCTTGTTGCCGTAGTCGGTGGCGTCGACGTAGTTGGCCTTCACGACGCCGTGGCCGACGTGTCCGGGGTTGGATGCGGACCGTGCTCCCAGGCACGGCACCGTGGCGACGCCGGACCGAATGCGGGTGTAGAGGAAGTCAACGACGTCCGGCGGCATGGTGGTTCGCTCGTCCAAGATCAGCATGTTGATCTCGGCGGAGGACAGCGACGACGCTTCCTGCAGGTTCTTGGCGTGGCCGAAGGTGAGGACGCTGTTCCCGAGCGCGCTGCGGAACCGGAGCTCGTACTTCGAGCCGTCCCAGCGGCCACCGATCCGGCGGGCGTAGCCGTACCGGGCCAGGGTGCGCAGGACGGACTGGTTGAGCTCGGGGAAGGAGCGCCGGAACCAGAAGATTTGGATGCCCGGGTACCGGATGCAGGTCCGCAGTGCGAGCGCCAGCAGGGACCAGCTCTTTCCGCCGCCGCCGGCGCCGCCGTACAGGACGTCAAGGTCCTCATCCGGCAGCCCGAGGAACTTCTCCTGCGGGCAGGTGCCGCAGTGGGCGGGCAGCTCGTGGGCGGGGACACCGGCGAGCTTGGCGAGCTCGCGCGGCTTGCAGACCGGTTCGAAGCCGAGCTCGGCGAAGACGTCGATCTCGACGTCTTCGACCTCGAGCCGGTCGGCGGCCTGGGCGAGGGCGGCGTCCACGCCTCACCCCCGGCTACGGTTCAGAAGGGGCGACGCGCAGTTTGGCGGCGGCGGCCTTCTTGGCGGCCAGGATCCGTTCCTTGTCCTGAACGCCGGCGGCGGCCAGCGCCGCGTCGATGGCGTCGATGACGCGGTCGGCCTGGCTGGTGGTGATGGCGGCCAGGCGGTTGTCGATGTCGAGTCGGGCGTAGTCGGTCAGGAACTTTCCCAGCCGGTCCATGGCGCGCTCGTAGAGGACGACTTCGGCGCGCAGCTGCTCGCCGGAGCCGTCGCGGTAGCGCATGCCGCCGGCGCGCTCGTTGTCGCTGGCCTCGGCGTCGTCGTTGGCGACGCGCAGGAGCAGCTCGACGCGTTCCTGCATCAGTTCCATCCACGCCCGGGCCCGGCCGGCGACGGCGGCGAGCTCGGTGAGGGGGTTGTCCACCGGGGTGCCGACGAGGGTCCGGGCCTCCATCAGCAGCTCCCTCTCGGCGATGCGCCGCTTCGCGGCGACGACGGATTGGGGGGCCTTGCCGCCGTGGTAGTCGCAGACAGTCTGGCCGGGCTTGGCCCACTGGCGGCAGCGCTCGCCGCGGCGGTCGGTCCGCGTGGTGCCGCCGGTGATCTTGGCCGTGCAGCGGCGGTGGTCCGGCGGCGGGTTGCCCGGTTCGCGGTCCGGGTCGTGCGCCAGGCACCACGGGCCGGCGGTGGCGCGGGCGCCGCACGGCTGGCCGTCGACGTTCGTGCCCGGGCACCGCTGCTCGGGCGGGACGGTGGGCTTGGCGCGGTCGGGGTCGTGGACGTGGCAGAAGTCCTGGCCCCGGCGGGCCGGCCGCCGGCAGCGGGTGCCGTCCTTGGTCGGGGCCGTGCAGCGCAGCTCGTCAGACGGCGGGCGTTGCATGGTCGTCCGGCGGCATCGGGCGCAGGGCGGCCGGGAGGGGCTTGAACGGCACCTCGACGTCCGTGGTCTCCGGCCAGCCGTGCTGGTTGAAGATCACCTGGCCGTGGGCGTCGCGGCGGATCATGGTGGCGTGCAGCAGCATCGTGCCGTCCGGGGCCGGGATGGGTGTCAGCTCGGTGACCCAGGCCATGTCAATGCCGTAGCCGGCGAGGAACTCGGCGATGGGGCCGGCGACGGCGACGTGCATCGGCGGCGGGCCCGGGACCGGGACGGGGTCGATGATCCGCTTGGGCCGGTTCGGCGCGGGGTCGTCGGCGCGGCAGGCGCAGGTACCGAGGCCTTGGCAGTCCTCACGGTGGACGTGGTCGCACGTGGGCATCGCCCGGACCGGGGCTGCGTCGGCGCGGTCGTCGTGTGGCGCGCTGCGCCGAGCCCCGTTGGCCTTGGTGCACGGCCGGTCCGGTGCGGCGCCGCAGGTGGAGCAGGCCCCGACGCTGTCCTTCCACATCTCGCGGACCGCGGCGCCGAGTGGGTTGTCTGGCGTGGGATCGTCGTGCTCGTCGGCGCAGATCGCGTCGGCCTCGTGGTCGTAGCAGGTATAGACCGCCTGGTGGGCGATGCCGTCGATCGGCCTCAGCGCGTCCGGGAGCGCGTCGTACTCCTCGGCGGTCGCGTGGCGGCGGTGCTGTGCCTGGGCCAGCTGGTTGCAGCCGTCGTGCTGGCACAGCTGGTGGCCCGGGCGGCTCGGGCCGCACGGGCCGCAGTCGGCGGAGTCGTGGGGGCGGGCGGTGCGGTAGGGCTGCACGGTGGCGCGCCTCCTTAGTCCAGGGTCCAGACGGCGGTCGGCTTGACCGAGCCGTCGATCTCCCACCAGCCGCCGGGCGGGATACGGATGGTGATGGGCGCGGTGAGCGCGCCGGTCCAGACAGCAGTCATGACCGGCGCCGTCTGGCCGCCCATGAGGGCGGAGACCTTCACCGCGGTGACGGTGCCGCCGCTGAGGATCACGGTCGCCCACCGCCAGTAGTTGTTGGTCTGCGCGACGCCGAGCGTGTAGGCCGGCGTGGCCACGGGCCCGACGTTCTGCAGGTCGTTGATGATCTGCAGTCCGGTCGGGTACGTCGTGGAGATCGCGCCGTTCGCGCCTGAGAGGTGCAGCTCGCCGAGCGCAGAGGACGAGGCCAGGCCGTCCGCGCCGCCGGTGTTGAGCTCGCGAAACTGGTTGGTCCCCTCGGTATCCATGCAGCCGCGGAACATCGGCCCGAAGCCTCCGGAGCCGGGGCCGATAAAGCTCATCTGATAGGAGCAGCCCTCGATGCAGATCTGCGGGGCCTTGACGGCGTGCAGCGCGCCGACGCCGGTTCCGCCGTCGCCGAAGGTGCCGACCAGGCCGAGGCCGACCCAGCCGTAGAGCAGGATGCAGCCCTCGTCGAAGACGGTGTGCTCGGTGGCGAAGATGAGGTAGGTGTAGCCGCCCTGGCAGATGGACCGGCTGACCGAGTTCATGGCGTTGTTGCCGTTGGCCGGCATCGTGATGCCGATGCTGAAGCCGTTGGCGAACCCTGCCGGGTTGTTGTAGTCGGCCGCGCCGTAGGTCCCGGTGGTGCCCCAGGACATGTCCTCCAGGATCATCCGGGCGCAGCCGTGCGCGTTGATCACGTCGTAGGAGAGACCGTTCGCCGAGTGTGGCGTCAGGAGGCTCATGTTCTTGACGTGCAGCGTCACGTTGCTGAAGATCGGCAGCGGGTCGTGGACGACGCCGTAGCCGTTCTTGCCGGACGGTCCAGAGATCATCGCAGGGCGGCCGTTGGCGTTCGCGGAGGCCGTCTGGGCGCCGGCGGAGGCGAACACCCCGAAGGAGAGCCAGGTGGAGGCGGTCATGGCAGGGACCAGCTGCCCCCAGTAGCGGGTCTTGGCCCCGGATTCGATGCCGACGAGCTGGCAGGTGACGCCCTGGACGCCCTCGGGGACGATCGGGATGGTGAGCTGGCCGTTGCCCAGGGTGGAGCCGCCGGTGACCAGCGGGCCGTTGATCCCGTAGAAGGATCCCTCGCCGGGCGGCGTGTAGACCTGGTACAGCGGCTGGACGCCGACCTGTGGGGCGGTGAACGCGGTCGCGAAGGTGTGGCCGGCGTTGATCGCCGCCTGGATCGCCGCGGTGTCGTCGGTGGCCCACATGACGGTGGCGCCGCTGACGGTGGCGCCGGCGGCCGCGGTGAGGGTGATGTGGCCGGAGTCGGTGAACCCGGAGATGGTCGTGGCCAGGGTGGTGATGCCGGCGGCCGCGGCGTGGAGCACGAGGATCGGCTTGCCGACGTCGCTGACCTTGAACTGGTGCGAGGTCGTGCAGGCCAGAACGTGGCTGCCGTTGGTGATCGCGCCGTCCGTGACGACCTGGCCGTCACCGACGGCACCATAGGCGGTGATGTCGAACACCCACGGCGTATCGGGCTTCTGCTCCAGCAGGCCGTCGGCGTCGAGGGTGGCCACGCCGCCGGGGACGCCGAGCTGCGCGGCGGACACCGCGCCGCTGTCGCGCGGGGTGGGCACGGCGCCGGTGGCCAGGATGGTGACCTTGCGGACGACGTGGTTGTCGTCGCTCGAGCTGTTCGCGGCCGTGAAGCCGAGCAGCGCGACCGCGCCGATGCCGGTGCCGGCCGAGATCGCGGGGCCGCCGTCGACGGACGCGGACACGGTACCGCCGGAGACCGAGACGGTCACGATGTGGGTTCCGGTGCGCAGCGGCGGGATCCCGGTCGTGGTCGCCAGGACGGTCGGCGCGCCGGTCTGCCCGGACGTCGAGGAGACGATCGAGAGCTGGTTGACGCCGTCGGTGCTGAGCGCGACGCCGATGCCGGGGATGCCGGTGAAGCCCAGGGCCGGGCCGGTGCCGCCGACGACGTCGGGCCCGGTCTGGGTCGGGTCGGCCAGCGCCAGGCACAGGCCGGAGCCGCCGGAGCCGCCGCTCACGGAGACGGTAAACGAGACGATCAGCTCGTCGGTGGGGATCGGGACCGCGTAGAACGAGGACCCCGCGACGGTGCCGGCGCCGGCCGCGGTGAGGACGAGGTCGCCGTTGCTGACGGTGGCCGCGCCTTCCCGGACCCAGTCGCGGTTGATGGCGGCCGGGGCCGGTGCGGGGACGAGGGTGCCGAAGCCGCCCACGGTCGCCTCCTCGGGAGGTTGTGCGCGCGGGCGCGGCGGGTGATGGTCGGTCAGAGGAAGAAGCGTCGCCAGCGCGGGGCGTTGGCCCGGGCCGCGAGCATGGCGGGGGTGACCTGCCAGGACTCGGGCTGGCCGCAGAGCCAGTCCATGCCCGCTGTCTGTCCGGCCTGAGCGACGAGTTCCGAGCACATGAGGGCGCGGCGTCCGGCGGCGAGCCTGCTCAGCAGGCGCCAGCGCAGCCCGACCGCGGCCAGGCCGTCGGCGGTGTCGGCGGTCCAGTTGTAGCCGGTGCCGATCTTGGATGCTGCGTAGACGACGACGGCCGAGCGCTGCGCTTCGGTCATCGGCTCCGTGGTGGACAGGACCATGGAGCAGCCGTTGTACTCGGAGATCTCGCGCACGCGTACGCCGCCCGGTTCGGCTTCGATGACGCAGGCGTCGTCGACGACGACGAAGGCGTGGTTCGCCCAGGACCGGGTAACGAGCCGGATCAGGAGTGGCCCAAGGCCCGGGGTTCTGACGCAGCCGTAGACACCGGGTGGCGGCCAGCGCCGGTGGTTCTGGGCCACGGTACCGACGTTGGTCACGTGCCCTCCGCCGCTGTGTCGCTACTGGAGACGACCCAGTACCGGAACACGCCGGTACGGACGGTGCAACCGTCGGGTTCGAGCACCGGCGGATCCGCCGGGGCCAAGGGCTTGCCGTCGGCGTCGACGAGCACGGTGAGGTCTGCCACGACCGGGCCGCCGTCCCACTGCGCTCCGCCGAGGACGATGCTCAGGCCGGTAGCCGTGAGGATCTGCTCGCCGGTGTCGTAGTCGTGGACGGTCATGGCATACGACATCAGCGGGTTGCCGTCGGGCGAGGCCTTTGGCCAGGTGATGGTGATGCGACGCAACGGCTCGAGCGTCCGCGGCCGGCGCACGGCGGGTCGGGGTTCGGCCCGGACGGCTGGGCACTGGGGGTCGACGATGACCGGGTAGATCGGCGGGTCGAGCTTTCTGCAGGTGCAGTTGCGTCCGTGGTGGATGCTGATCCTGACCTGCTTCGTCCCGGGCGGGTCGAGCTCGTACTGCCTGCCCCGCGAGACGGTGCTGCGGCAGGCGGGATGCGCCGGCGGGAGGTCTTCGTCGGTCATCCGTGGCCAGTCGGGTGCCAGGTGCCGCCCGCATACTGGGGCTCGGTCCAGCCGCAGGCGCAGTAGCGGTGGGGGTTGCCGTGGTGCGGCCGGTCGGGACAGAACGGGTCGCCGCGCTGGCCGGCGCCGTCGTGGTAGTCGACGGCGCGGTTGAAGAACTGGCCGGTGGGGTTCAGCACGCACAGACCGACCCGGTTGGGGTGGTCCGGGTCCCCGGAGTGCTCGGTGACGATGGCGGCCCGGCACTCCCGGGTGTACTCGCCGCCGGGCGTCCCGTGGCTGGTGTAGTGGACGGTCTGGCCGATGTCGGGGAGCTTCATGCGTCGGCTCGCGGGGGCCAGAACGCGACGTAGCGGTAGCCCTTCGGGTTCGAGGGGTTCATCGCCGCCAGCTGCTCCTCGGTCGGGCGCTCGTCGAACAGGGCCACGGAGGTCAGCCACTCGATGCGGTCGCTGTCGCCGAGGACGCGGAGGTTGACGGTCTGGCGGTTCAGGCCGTCGCCGCCGACGGCCGGCGGGCCCCAGACGCGCGAGAGGACGGCGGTGGCGACGTCGGCGCCGTTGTTCGTCGCGGGGTCGACCAGGAGGTGGACGATGTGGCCGATGGTCGCGCTGGTGCTGGGCATGCGGGATGGGCCTCGGTTCGGTGGGGGCGGCGGGGTCACGGTGGCGTCCGCGGCCGCGGCGGAGCTGGGCTCAACGCCGCGGCCACGGAGATCAGGAGGCGGCCTGGGGCCGGGCCGGGCGGCGCGGCCGACCGTTGCGCCGGACGCCGTGCGCGCGCCGTTCGGCCTCGGTCATCAGGCCGACGGTGCTGCGGTAGGTGCCGCTGGTCGTATCGACGAACCCGAAGGCGGCGTCCGGGCCGTAGCTGCGCCGGTGCCAGGGGCCGTGCTTGCGGGTCTGGTACCGCAGGTGGAGGACCAGCGGGAACGGTGCCGCGCGGAGCTGGTCGACGTCGGGGCGTTCGGCGGCGATGCGCCCGGACAGGCTCACGAGGTGGCCTCGGACGGCGCGGCCGGGCTGCTGGTGGCCGGTTCGGTCTCCGCGGGGGCGGCCGCGGGCGGGGTGGTGGTGTCCGGGACGACCTTCGCGATGGTGTCGTGGTCCAGGACGTACTCGCCGGCGTGGAGGACGGCCGCCGTCGCGTCGTGGGCGGTGGTCTGCGCGTCGTGCTCGGCTTCGGCGACGATCGGCGCGGCGGCCGCTTCGGCGTCGTGCGCGACCGCGGCGGCGTCGGCCTCGGCTTCGGCAGCGACGGCCGGCGCGGCTCCGGTGATCCTCCCGAACAGGGAGCGGAAGCGGCCAGCCAGCTCGTGGCCTTCGCCTTCCAGCCGGTGCACGAGGTGCTCGAACTCGAGCACCAGGTCCTTCATGAACATGCTGCTCCAGAGGTGAGAGGACGGTCCGCTGCCACGGCGGACGTCAGTCGTCGGGGTCAACGGGGTCTGCGGAGAAGCCCGGGCGCCGGTTCGTGCGCCGGGCGGAGCACAGTCGGGCGCCGTCGTTGTGCCACCAGCGCAGCTCGCCGCGCAGGGCCTCGCCGCCGCAGGCCGTGCAGACGCCGGTCTCCAGGTCGTCGAGCCAGTCGTCGAGGTCGGTGAACGGCGCGTCGAGTGCGTGCCAGGTTTCGAGGTCGGTCGCCGGGGCCATCGGCCCTCCCCAGGTGTGCGTCGGTCGGGGCCTACGTGGGATGTAGCGGCGGCAGGATTCGAACCTGCGGCCTCTGGGTTATGAGCCCAGCGAGCTGACCTGCTGCTCTACGCCGCCATGGTGGTGTGTCTCGGGTTGGGCCCGGTCGTTGAGGAGCTTGCGCAGTCCTGTGGGCAAGGCCCGGCGTGCGTGTTCCCTGGCGGGGTCCATCCACCGGTAGGGCCGGAAGCCGGGCTGCTGTCGGAGCGCCACGGGTCCGGCGAGGGAGGCGCTGCGCTGTGGGCCGCGGGTGTTGTACTCGATCTGTCCCTCGCGCGCCGGCGTCGGGTCCGGGCCCGCGGGGGTTGGCCAGTCGGTGTCGGGCCAGCGCATCAGGCCGCGACCACGAGGTAGCGGCGGTGGGCGCGCTCGCGGGTGGCCTTCTCGGCCTTGATGACGTCCAAAGCCCGGTACAGCGGCCAGCCGTGCTCGTCAGTCGCTGCGGCCTCGAGGTGGCCGCGTCGGACCCAGCTGCGGATGGTGGTGGCGGTGACCTGGGCTTCGCGGGCTGCTTCCCGAGCGGTCCACAGGGTGGTGGCGAGGTCGTCGTAGCCCATCGGGTTCACCTCCGGGAACGCGAAAGCCCCGACCGGCGGGGGGTCGGGGCTTCGTGGTCTGGCTGCGGGCATAGCTCGCCTGCTGAGCGCCATGATGCGCGCAACACCGAGCGGTTGCAACCATGATCGGCCGATCGGCCGAACGCGGGTTCTCAGGCGAGCGCGGCGGCGGCCTCCTTGACGTACTCCTCGTACTCGCTCAGGCGCAGTCGCCGGCCGCACATCGCGCACTCGTAGGAGTCGTCGCCGGGTGCCAGGGCCAACGCGCGGTACTTGCAGCTGGGGCAGTCGATGTCGGCTCGCTTCGGGCGCTGGGGGTCGGCCTTGGCGATGCGCTGGACCTTCCAGTGCAGGCGCAGGATGGCGGTGCCGGGCGAGGTCTCGGGAAGGGCCGCTTCGGGGTGCTCGGTCAGCAGCCAGTCGCTGTTGGCGGTCAGGAAGCCGATCGCGGCGCGGATGGTTCCGGTCTGGGAGGGGTTGGCTTCCCGGGCCGAGAAGCGCCGCAGCCGTCGTGTGTCGTCTTCGAGGCCGGTGAGCACTTCGGCGACGGCGTCGGTGGTGAGCATCGCGGTCTGTCCGGGCCAGGGAGCGCTGTGTCCAGTGGGCCGGGCGCCGCTGCGGGCCGTCGTGCCGTGGAGCGCGTCGTCGCGGATGAGCGCCAGCAGCCCGGGGAGCTCGCTCAGGCAGTAGAGGACGATGTTGGTGTCGCGGCGGCACCACACCGGGCTGCCGTAGCGCGGCTGGGTGGTGGAGATGGGCGAGCCCTCACGCCATATGCGGTTGCAGGGGCCCGGGCAGACGGTGTGTGGGGTGGTCACTGGCCCTCCCGTCGTTGCGAGTCTCCGCAGGTCTCTGCGTTGTTGATCATTGTAGGTCAAGGGTCTGTCACGGGGGGTGCGGCGGGCGCGTCCGGGCCTGCCGTTCGGCAGCCGTCGCACGTCGTCTTGATCCAGCCGCTCGACGTTGGTCGGCCCGGCGCGCCGCAGAACTCGCATGTCCGTAGGGACTCGGCTTCCGCGGCTTCGAGGAGCACCTCGGCGGCATCGGCGTCAACACCCAGCTCGTAGTCCAGGTAGATGCGCAGGGCACCGAACTTCTCCTTGACCTGCCGTGCGACGTATCCAGGGGCCACACGCAGCAGCTCCTCGTGGAGCCGCGCGATGATCGGATGCCACCCGGACCCGACGTCCTGCACGTAGTCGGGTAGCTGCTGAGAGGGGTCGACAGTCATCGGTGTCTCCGGCGGTTCCTGTGCTTGGTGCGGCGCCGGTAGTCGCGGCCGGCGGGGTGTGGGGTGCTGTTGCAGCGGCAGTCACCGTGGCCGGAGTAGCGGCGTGGGACGCCGATCGTTTCAGCCACGGTCAGGAGTACGCGGCGCAGCTCGAAGGGCGTCACCCCTTCCTGCGGTGCTAGCTGCTCGCTGGCTCGGCGCATCGCCAGCCATTCGTGCCAGTCCTGCTCGAGGGACTTCGCTGTCGTCCGGTGGTAGGCCCAGAAGTCATCGAGTTCGGCTTGGGTCTGGCGATCGCTGAGCCCGAACCGAAGGAGCGACAGCCGCATCTCATCGACAGCAGCTGCTGCCTGCCCGGCGGACCGGCCGAGCATCGACGTTGCGGCGGCGAACTGGGCGAGCATCAGTCCCGCCATCGAGGACGGCGGTTCAGGGAGCCACCAGACGTCGAGCGTCACGGGTGCGTCCTCACGGTCAGAAGTCGCCGTAGTCGACTTGCAGGCACCTCAGGCCGAGGCGGCGCCACAGTCGGACCACGCGGTCGCGGTCGTCCAGGACGAGGTGCACCGCGTAGTTCTCGCGCACGTGGGCGTCGAAGAGCTCGCCCTTGACGATGTCGTCTGGCCGGACGTCGCCGGCCCGGCGCATCCAAAGCGCGTGGTAGGGGACGCTGTGCTTGTCGAGCCAGCGCTTGGTGTGCTCGGCCACGCTGTCCGGGCGTCCCGACATCAGCACGATCCGGTCGCCAGCTGCGTGGCACAGACGGACGAGGCGGGCCACGTCCTCGTGGAGCAGGTCGGTTTCGCACAGGTCGTAGGCGTGGGGGCCGCGGCCGCTGTTGTCCGCGAGGGTGCCGTCGAGGTCGCAGATGATGGCCGGTGGGAGGGTGTAGTCGGGCTGATACGGGGCGAAGATCGGCCTGTCGTTCAGCTGGTCGGCGGTCAGGCAGCGGCTGCGCTTGGCGCGCTGGGCCATCCCGCGGATCACTTCCTCGCCGACGGAGGCCCTGCGCACGGCGTCGCGCCTGATGCACTCCTCGATCGGGACGTGGGTGAAGCTGTGCACGACGAAGGTGGCATCCCGGCCGGCCAGGAGGTTCTTGTATCTGCGGGGAAGCCGGGAGGTCATGTGCGTGTTGTCGATCACGACGTCGAAGCCGTCGTCGACGGCAGCGAGGATCGCGGCGTCCTGGACGCGCAGGACGGTCTCCTCGTGGTCGGTCCGGAAGGATCCGTCGTGGCGGTCCATCATCCGCCGCAGATCGTCCAGGTTGACCCGACGGACCCGGCCGGCGGACTCCTCGACGAGCCGCAGCGCGAAGGTGCTTTTCCCGGATGCGGGCAGGCCGGTGGTGAGGTGGATCATGGACGTCATGAGGTGGGCTCCTGGTAGTAGTGGGCGCGGACCGCCAGGAGCCACCGCTCGACGGTCTCGGTGTCGGGTTTGTCCGGCAGCGGCGAGCCCGCCGCGCCCATGCGGTTCTCGGCCTCCTCGATGAGGAGCCGGCCGGTGAGCGGGTCGGCAACGATCGTCCGGCCGATGGCCCGGATCTGTTCGGGGTCGGCGACCTGGATGGCGAGGTGGCCGGTGGTGTACAGCTGCTCGCCCTGCTGGACGAGTCGGACCAGGTGCCGGGCGTGCTTTTCTGCCCGGCGCACTGGGATGTCGGCGGAGAAGGAGCCGTCGCCGCGGCGGATGAGTTTCGTGAGCTGCTGGTGGGCGTAGCCGAGGTAGGCACTGCGGACGGCGGGCGCGGATAGGAAGGCGCGGCGGATGGCGATGAGCCTTTCCCCGAGCGGCGTCGTGTTCTAATAGTGCTTCAGCCACATCAGCTCGCCGACGGTCGGGTTGCCGCCGAGGGCCAGGCGGCAGAATTTCCCGGCCTCGTGGAGCGTCTGGTCGGGGGCGGTGGTGACGTCGGACTCTCTCGGCCGGGTCAGCCCGTGGAACGCGATGGTGGGGGCGGCAAAAACTCCGAGCCGGTCGACGTCGGAGTCCGGGCCGTCCAGTCCGTACGCGGTGGACCCAACCACGCCAGCGAGGAGGACGTCCATCAGCGGTCCTGGTCGTCGCGGAACGGGTTGGTAGCCGACGGTCGGACCGCGCGCCAGACGTGCGGCCCGGTGTCGCGGTCGTCATAGCGCAGGAAGAGCCCGGATCGGATCACCGGGTCGGCGACGAGCTGCTGCGCAGCGACGGCGAACGCTGCCCGGCGGCCCTTGGGGGTGGGGTCCTTGGGCTTGGCGGCGCTCATGACGGCGACCAGGGTGTTGCTGATGGTCGCGGACATGCGCCAGTACTGGTCGTCGAGCTCGTCGACGACGGACCGGACCCACTGGTCGAACTCGTCCGGCACGTCGACCAGCAGCGCTGCGAGCGCGCCGGCGTCGACGGTGGCCAGTCGCGCGGCTTCGGCCTTGGACACGCCGATCGTCTGGGCGAGGCGCACGGCGTCGAGTTCGGCGAAGCGCTGGGCGCCGTAGGCCCGCCAGACATCGACGGCGTTGGTGCCGGTCAGACGCTTGTGGAGCCGGACGTACTCGCCGACCTTGACCTTGACGCGCAGGCCGCCGACGTATCGAATTACCCAGCCCTCTGCGTTGGTGCCGGTTGCTGTCGATCCGTCGAGCAGCCGGTCTTCCTGCGCGGCGCGTACCAGCTCGGGCAGCATGGCCGGCGGCCAGGACCTGATCACGCGGCCGCCGAGGGCCTGCCACATCTCGGCGTAGTCCTCAAGGCGCTGCTCGGTTCCGTCCGGGGCGTAGACGGCCAGGAGCACGAGGGTGCGTTCGCCGCGGTAGTCGACGACGATGCGGTTCTCCGGGTACACGATCTCGGTGACGTAGGTATGGCCCGGGATGAGGAGGCCGCTGGGCTCGGTGTCGTCGAGCCACTGCTGTGCCCACGTGGCCTGGTCGGAATAGAAGGAGCCCTTCGTGGCGACGCGCCACTTGCCCTCGTACCAGAAGACGGTACCCAGGGAGCCGTCGGCCTTGTCGTAGACCCGGTGGGGCGTCTCGTTCGGCAACGGGGGCGCGAAGGGATGCCCTTGGCCGTGCTGGTCGTGGTTGAAGAACTTCGGCATGCACCAGCCGACGATGCGGCCGCTCGGCTGCTCAACGACCAAGCCGCGGCAGCGGGTGGTGACGCGGTTCCAGCGCTGTTCGTACTGGCAGGCGCGGCTGTAGGTGTAGATCGTCAGTGGCAGCGAGTCGTGGTGACTGACGCGCACGTAGCCAGCGGTGATCTCCGCGTTCAGCTCCTCGAGGTGGAACAGCTCGTTCATTATGACGTCGCGGTCGGTGCCGAGGGCGAGCTCGGGATCGATGTCGAGGGTCTTCATCAGATCTCGCTTCGGAGTCGGTGCAGGCGCTGCGTGGTCCAGCAGCCGGATTCGGAGCCACTGATCGTGACCTCCAGGCGCCCATCGCCCGGCGGCACTCGTCGGGCGGCTGCCAAGAGCCGCACCCAGTCAACGACGATCCAGCGCGGTTCGTCGTGGGCGTCGTGGCCGTCGTCGCCGGCGGTCTTGTTGCCGGGGCAGCACAGCTCGATCAGCGGGTACGAGTACTGACCGATCAGCAGGTCGCAACGCGAGTGATCAGTCAGGCCGTGGTGGTGTGGATCCCGCGCGACCGTGATCGCGGCTTCATGGCTGCCGAACTCTCGATCAGTGCGAATCGCGGGGTCGTGGCTCAGGCACAGAATGCGGTAGGTACTGCTCATGGTGGGCTGATCCTTCGGGCGTTGATCACGTCGTCGGTGCGCCAGCGGTAGCTGCAGCTGCGGCGCCGGCGGGGATGTGGGTCCAGCCGTCATGCCGGATCACGCGGCCGACGGTGGACGCGCTGATGCCGAACTCGGCCGCGAGGTCGGCCTGGCGGACGACGCCGCGGACGTATCGCGCGCGGATCGCCCGGACGGCGTCGTCGGTGAGCCGGTGGTAACCGTTGGCCTCGCCCGGACCGCTGGCGCCGCTCTTCCGCAGGCCGCGACGGGTGTAGCGGTACCGACCGCTGCGCATGTACGGGTGCATGCCGCGGTCGACGGCGTCCTGGGAATTTTCGCGCTGCGTCTTGGCTTCCAGGTGGTCTGGGTTGCAGCAGGGTCGCCAGTCGCAGCGGTGCGCGACGACCTCGCGCGGGCCGAGGTCGCGTCCGCGCGAGATCCGAAAGGCGAGCCGCGAGGCGAGCTCCTTGTAGCGCACGCCCTTGACACGCCACCAGAATGCGCCGCGCTTGAGGGTGCGCCAGGGCCAGCATTCGTCCGGGGCGCCGATGAGGACGTAGCCCCAGAAGCGCTCGACGTCGGCCTTCGACGGTGGCGGCGGGCTGGGGCGCCAGTACCGGTATGGTGCCTCCGCCGTGGCCATCAGTCTGCTGTCCCGGTCTCCCAGGGCCAGGTGGCCTTGCGGTGGGACTCGAGTAGCGGGATGACGCGGAACAGCTCGTCGGTCAGGCCGCCGAAGGTGTGGCGGTGGGCTGTGCCAGCGGGGGCGTGCCCGGCCTGGTAGCCCGCGAGGTTCGCCGTGTACATCGGGATGTTGGCCGGGATCGCCCGGTCGACCGAGACGGCGGTGGTGCCGTCGGTTGCCTGTTCGTCGGTGAGGACGATGACGCGGTCGTGGTCGCGGTACTCCTTGCGCAGGGCGGCTGCGGTCTCGGTGCCGCCGCCGAGGAAGAAGCCGCTGTTCGCCCACCGGTCCAGTGAGCGCAGCACGGACTCGCCGGGCAGGATCGTGAAGTGCTTGGTGTGGGCGCCGGGGGCCTGGTGCGTGTACTGCTGCGTGGAGGAGAAGGAGACGACGTTGGCGGTGTCGCAGCGGATCGCGAGGGCGATGCCGAGCAGCGCTGCGGCGTGCCACCGGGCCATCTCGGAGTTGTCCGACATGGGCTCGCGCATGGACGTTGAGGTGTCGACCATGATGAGGGTTCGTCCGGGCAGCTCCGGGATGTTGGCCAGGGAGGCGGACAGCGCCCGCTCGAGTGCCCCGGCCCAGCGGAGATTGTGGCCGGCGGCCCGGTAGGCGGAGAGGAAGCGGATCGGCAGTTGCCGGGACCGGGCGGCTTCGATGGGGTCGGCGATCCTGGCGGCGACGGTCTCGGCGGTGGTGTCTGAGATCTTCGCGTTGTCGAGGTTCCGCAGGTTCCGGAGCAGGGCCATGTAGCCCATCGACGGGATGATCGCTTCCCACGCTGCGGCGTCCATCGGTCCTTGCAGCCAGCCGCTGAGGGCTTCCCAGGTCATGCCGGCCTGGGCCAGCAGGCGATGGGCTCCGGGTTCTGTCAGGAGGGTTCGGCGCTTCTGGGTGGGGAGGCCCAGGAGCCATGCGCGCCGGTTCAGCATGGGGAGGGAGGCCGGGATGGTGCTGCCTCGGCCGTGGCGGCGGTCCAGGGCACAGCGGAACAGGTCACCCTGCCAGGCCTTGGCGGGGTCTGGGCTGGGGTGCACCAGGTCGATAACGTCGCCGAAGCGGAAGCCGGCGGCCGGGCTGTCGTACTTGAGCAGCGCGTGCTCGGTGTACAGCTGCCGCACGGCGTCGGCGACGCCGTTCTTGACCGGCTTGGGGATGGCCCGGCCGTAGTGGGACGTCCAGTAGGCGAGGATCTCGCCGGGCTCGTCGGCGCGGGCGCAGGCGCTGCGGATGAACTGGCGGTTGTAGCCGGCGCCGTTGTCGGCTCCGGTGTCGAGCCGTGCCTTCACGGCTTCGCAGGCTACGACGACTGCGGCGCTGCGCATGTGGGCCGAGTTGCGCAGCCACGGGATGAAGCCAGCCATCCAGGCGGGGTCGTCGACGGCCACGGTCTGGGCAAGGGCGGCCAGGCGCTTGCCGCGGACCTCGGCGGTCTCGTAGTGGGTGTTCTGGCCGGCCATGTCGGTGACGGCGAGCAGGAAGAGCTCGCTGGCCGGGGTGCGCGCGAAGCCGGGGGCGCCCTCGTGGGTCAGGGCGTGGCCGGTGGTGGTGATCGGGCTAGTGATGCCGGCGGCACGGGCGGCGGCCAGGCCGGGCTTGCGATTCCAGTGGCCCATGGGGGTCCCTTCCTGCAGCGGGGCGGGAAGGGCCGGGGCTGTATGCCCGAGGTCGGGTCGGCTGCGCTGTTCGTGCCTGCCGCTCTCCCAAGTGAGCTACCGCCCCTCGCGCAGGGCGTCCCGGAGTTGAACCGGGCCCGTCACAGACTTACTGAAGCACTCGCGGCCATCGCACCGGGCGGGGCTCAAGCCCTTCCGAGGTCGTTTAGCACCGGAAGGTGCGTTGCGTCTTCGTACAGTCCCGAGGTCGGGTGATCACGGAGTTGCGATAGGCCGCTCCGCCACGGTGCCGCAGCACCACCGGGATTCGAACCCGGGATTCGTCTGCACGAAGTACCCGTGGTCGGCGCACCGGGACTGTCGGGTTCCTCGAACCGAGGTCTGGCGACCAAGGAGACAACAGTGCTCTGCCTGCTGAGCTACGGTCGGCCGCTGCTAGCTGCGGCTGGACCGGCCGGATTTGCACCCGCGACCTCTGCCTTAACTGGGAAGTAGCCCTGGTCTGCGCACCGGTTCGAAGAGTGCTTCTCAGAGTTCCAGATCGGATCCGGTAGGCCGCGTCAAAGGAGGAACCGGGTCCTGCGCACCTGAGTTGCGAGATCAACAGTAGCGCTCGGGGGCGCCGAAGGTCGAGAGGCTGTCGCAAGCCTCGAATAAAGTGTTGAATTGCTAAATCAATGGTCCGCTGTATCAAGAACCCTATGGAGTGCCGCTCGCGCGCCGCTTCTGCTTGCGCTTCCAGGCACCCCAGCCAGTCGCGTTCCAGAACGGCGTCCAGCCCTTGCAGACCGCGCACGGGAACGCATGCTTGGTCAGGGTCCCATTGATGGTCACCCTGAACACCATCTGGCCGGTACTCTCGCAGCTCGGACAGATGAACCGGGACGAGTTGGCCGGTGCCTTCTGCGCGGGGCCGCCGCCGTCGACCGCCCAGGCGTGGCCGCATTCGACGAGGCCGATGACGGTCAGGATCCGGCCGGCGCGCGTGTACAGGGGCCGCTGGCCCGAGCCGCGGCACCAGTCGCAACGCAGCCGGTTCAGGCCGATCAGATCGGCCGGCGTCGGGGACCTGGGCTTCGACCTGCTCGATCCGTCCATGCGGCCGCCGGGGCCCCGCCGGTAGTCCCGGGCCTGGGACGAGCGCTGCGTGCCGCCGGCCCCGGCCCGCTTGGCGTCCGCGCGCCGCGGGGTCGCAGCCGCGCCGGGCCGCGGGGTGCCGGCGGCTGGCGCGCGGTAAGTCCGGGCGCGGCGTGCGGACGCGAGCTCCCAGGTGCCGTCGGCACGGCGGCGCGCGCCGCGGGCGGAGACGGTCCTGGTGTCTGGGTCGCGACGGATCGAGGCAACTGTCTTGGGCCCGAACAGCGCCCGGGCCACCCGGCGCGGGGTCGGGTGGTTCCGCTCGTCGCCGAACAGGATCCGCGCGGCCACGCGGTGCGGCGCCCAGCCGGACGACTTGCGCCTGCCCATCTCAGGCCTCCCGTGCTCGGCGAGTTGGGGGGACGGTGCACTCGAAGCGCTCGCTGCGGCCGTCGTCGTCGCGGCGGCTGGTCGCACCCTGGTGGATCTTGAATGCGTTCAGGGCGGCCTTGCAGGAGTCGCGGGCGGTCAGCCCGGGCAGCCGGTAAGCCTGGAGCTCGGCGATCGTGGCCGAGCCCAGGACGCGGAACAGCTGCCAGGCGTCCAGGAGCTCGTCGGCGACAGGGCTGTCGTCGGGGTAGGTCTCGCCGACGACCCGCAGGTAGGGGACGCCGGCGTGGAAGGCTTCGGCGTCGTCGACCACATCGCGGCCACCGCGCGGCCGGGGCCCGGCGGGCCCGGCCGGGCCGCCGGGATGGCGCGGGTCGCAGCGCCCTTGGAGGACCTCCTCCATCGCCTCGGCGGTGCGCTCGTCCAGGGCCGGGCGGCTGTCGCGGTTGGCTTCGACGGTGGCAACGATCTGCCCGGGTTCGATCATGTAGCCGCGGGCGACGGTTGGCCGGGGGTGGTCCGGCGACTTCGGCCGGAACATGCCGGGCTTGGGGAGCACGGTCTCGTCGGCGCGCCAGCCCTCGCCGTGGGCGCCGGGGCCGTGGATGACGTTTGTCTGGGTCGCGCTCCTGGTCCGGTAGCAGGCGATGTTGGTGAACTGGCCGGAGCCGTCGGTGGTCCCGCCGAGGGCCTTGCTCGACGGGGACTGGGTGGCGCCGATGATGATCAGGCCCAGGGCGCGGGAGACCTGCATCAGGCTGAGCCACTGGGTGAACAGCTTGGGGTCCAGGCGCAGCATCTCGGCGAGCTCGTCGATGAGGACGATGATGGCCGGCCCGTGGATGTCGGGGTCCCATTCGCGGACCGGCAGGCCGGTGCGCTCGCGCTCCTCGCGCAGGATCTGGCCGCGGACCTCCATCGCGGCGCCGAGCGCCTCCAGGAGCAGGGCGACGTCGCCGATGCCGTAGGCGGCGCGGTAGGCGACGGGCTCGTACGGGCCGAGTTCCAGCTGGCCGGGCTTGAGGTCCATCAGGACCATGACGGCATTGTCCATGGAGGCGATGGAGCAGGCAGCGACGTTGACGCCGACGGACTTGCCGCCGTCGGTGATGCCGGCGTACAGCGTGTGGCGGCCGCGGAACCGGAAGGCAACCGGACGCTGGCCGTCGCGGACGCCGAGGTTGACCGGGTCCTTGATGCTGCGGGTGTTCGGGCCGGGCCACGGGACGGCGTCGTCGAGGGTGGAGTTCTCGCCGTCCTGGACGCGGATCTCGAAGCGGTTCCCGATCGCGGTGGGGATGATCTCCAGGCCGCGGCAGCCGAGGTTGCCGCGGAGGGTGTCGATGCGGGCGGCGAGCCAGCGGCTGTTCACGGTCTTGGACTCGGGGGTGTAGATCCAGGTGACCCAGGAGTCGGGGCCGCTTCGGCGGACTGCGTCGATGCGGATCGGCGCGACGCCGATGGCGGCGAAGGCGGCGTGGAGCCGGGCCGCCTCGTCGCTCATCATCGGCAGGCTGGCCGCCGTCGGCATCGGCGGCCCGCCGACGGGTGCCGGTGGCATCGGCGCCGACGCGACGGCGGCGTGGTAGTCGATGACGAAGTCGCGGTCGGCGGCCCGCCGATGGCGGCGCCAGTCGATCGAGCCGAGGGTGCCGACGGCGGCGAGCAGGAGGGTCGTCATCGCCGAGATGCCGGAGAAGCCGGCGCCGACGGCGGCGGCGCCTGAGACGCCGACGGCGCCGCCGACGATGAGGCCGCGGGTGATGTGCCGGTCGGCGTCGGCGCCGTGGAGGTGGTGGCCCAGCCATCCGGCGGCGGGGGCGAGGGCCCCGGCGGCCAGGAAGGGGAGCATCAGCCAGATGTGGTTGGGCTCCATGTTGGCCCACCAGCCCGTCGCAGAGAACGCGCAGGAGCCGATGGCCGGCCACAGGTGGTAGTGGCGGATCAGGGCGAGGATCTCCGGCTCGGGCCGGGGGAGGTCGCGCTGGTCGATGAGGGCTGCGACGTGTAGCGGAAGCGGCTGGTAGGCGGGGTGCAGCGTGTAAGCGGGGTGGGCGGGAAAGACCGTTCCGTGCAGCTCAGAGCCGTTGTCGTACGGCGTGGCACGCCACACACCACAGTCATCAGAGGCCGGGTTCTCCGGCGCGCGCCGGAGATCGAGCGGGGCCTGGTGACTGTGGTGTGT